TTATTCAGCCGTACTGTGGTTTGCCGTTAGCCCAGAAAATCAGCTCATTGTTTACCGCGAACTGTACGTTAGCAAGGTACTTGCAACGGATTTGGCGCAGATGGTCATGGAAGCTGAAGAAGATGACGGAAACATACGATACGGCGTTCTTGACAGTAGCTGCTGGCATAGGCGTGGTGATATTGGCCCTAGTCTTGCTGAACAAATGATTAGCAGAGGTTGCCGCTGGCGACCCTCTGATAGAAGTGCTGGAAGCAGAATAGCAGGTAAGAACGAAGTACACAGACGATTGCAGGTAGACGAAGAGACATTTGAACCTGGCATTGTGTTCTTTAACAACTGCACAAATGCAATAGCACAGTTACCCATCATACCTTTGGATAAGAAAAACCCCGAAGATATAGATACAAAAGCAGAAGACCACATATACGATGCGCTGCGCTACGGGATTATGAGCAGACCTAGATTTACGCCCTTCGATAATTACAGCATCCCACAAAGCTATAGACCAATAGATTCAGTATTCGGCTATTAAGGATATACAGATGGCAGAAGAAGAGATTATTCCAGAAACAGATGAAGCCTTAGTCTTAGAAGACCAGCAGGAAGATGAAGGTGATCCATCTGTACGTGCCATTCTCGACATGGTCACAGGCAAGTGGACTAAAGCATCAGACGCCAGACATTATGATGAGCAGCGTTGGCTAACATCATATCAGAACTACAGAGGCATTTACTCTGAAGATATGCAATTCACAGAGAGTGAGAAGTCACGGGTCTTTGTCAAAGTAACTAAGACAAAGGTACTGGCTGCATATGGTCAGATAACAGATGTACTGTTTGCGAATAATACCTTCCCTATTTCTATTGAGCCTACAGAGCTGCCTGAGAAGGTCGTAGAGGCTGTTCATTTTGACCAGGCTAGTCAGCAGCCCCCTGCCCCACCAAGCTCACCATACGGCTTCCCTGGCGATGGGAATGCACTACAGCCAGGTGATACACTCTCTTCACTAGTAGATAGACTTGGCCCGTTCTCCGAAGACCTTCAAGAAATTGAGGGTCTGAAGGAAGGAGCGGGTGCTACACCTACTTCAGCTACCTTCTACCCAGCTATGGTTGCTGCAAAGAAGATGGAAAAGAAGATTAAGGACCAGCTAGAGGAAAGCAAAGCTAGCAAGCATCTTCGTAGTACAGCATTTGAGATGGCCTTGTTTGGTACAGGCATTATGAAAGGCCCGTTTGCCGTAGACAAAGAATATGCGAACTGGTCAGACGAAGGTGAGTATGATCCAATCTACAAACTCATACCACAGGTTAGCCACGTTTCTATTTGGGATTTCTACCCAGACCCAGATGCTACCCGTGTAGATGACGCACAGTATTGCTTTGAACGCCATAGACTGAATCGCTCTCAGCTCCGTGCATTGAAGAAGCGTCCATACTTCCGCTCTGACGCAATTGAAGAATGTATTGATGCAGGTGAGAACTTCAACCGTGAATACTGGGAAGACACATTAAAGGACTACCAGCAGTACACAGATGTGAACCGTTTTGAGGTTCTTGAGTACTGGGGGGTGATGGATGTGTCTGACCTTGAAGAGGCTGGTATGGATATACCGGCTGAATTTGACGGAATGGATGAGGTACATGCAAATGCTTGGGTATGTAATAACAAGCTCATTAGACTTGTCATCAACCCGTTCAAGCCAATGCGTATTCCTTATATGGCTGTTCCGTATGAGATTAACCCCTACAGTTTCTTCGGCGTTGGCTTGGCTGAGAACATGGAAGATACGCAAACCCTAATGAATGGGTTTATGCGTATGGCTGTGGACAACGCTGTCTTATCCGGCAATCTGTTGATTGAGATTGATGAGACTAATCTTGTACCTGGTCAGGATATGTCTATCTACCCAGGCAAGGTATTCCGCAGACAAGCTGGTGCACCTGGTCAGGCTATCTTTGGTACAAAGTTCCCAAATGTAGCTGGCGAGAATATGCAGCTCTTTGATAAGGCACGGCAGCTAGCAGACGAAAGCACAGGCTTCCCTTCATTCGCACACGGTCAAACAGGCGTATCTGGTGTAGGTAGAACAGCGTCTGGCATTTCTATGCTGATGAATGCGGCTAGTGGCAGCATCAAGACTGTCATTAAAAACATTGATGACTATCTGTTGCGTCCCTTGGGTGAAGGTCTGTTCCAGTTTAATATGCAGTTTGACTTCGACCCAGAGATTAAGGGTGACTTAGAAGTTAAAGCCAGAGGCACAGAAAGCCTGATGGCAAACGAGGTACGCAGTCAGAGACTGATGCAGTTCTTACAGATTACTAGCAACCCAATGCTAGCACCATTCTCTAAGACTTCATACATCATCAGAGAGATTGCTAAGTCACTTGAGTTAGACCCAGACAAGGTGACTAACAACGTAGAAGAGGCACAGCGTCAGGCTGCACTGATCGCTCAAGCTGGTGGGCTTACACAGCAAGCACAACAAGGCGCACCGGCAGGTGCAGATGCACAAGACCCATCGGGTGTAGGCGGCGGTACAATAGGTACTGGAGTAGCCCCTGCCCCAGCAGAGCCAGGATTTACAGGAAATGACGGAACGCAAGGTGCTCAACAGCCTCAAGACGCTGGTCAACAACAACCGCCAATGGCAGTCGTTCAGTAATTACTTAGATGAAGTAATAGAACAGCATCATAGAACATTAGAGCAGCAGGAAGACCCTATGCTCATTTATCGTACTCAAGGTTCAATCAATGCGCTGAGGCGGCTAAAGCTGCTCAGAGAAGAGGTTAATGCAGATGATGGAATATAATGACGGTGGCCTGAAAGAAGAAGGCGGCGGAATTGACCCAGTATCAGGAAACGAAGTGCCGCCAGGTGCTTTGGCTGAAGAGGTACGTGACGATATACCAGCCCAGCTTAGTGAGGGTGAGTTTGTATTCCCTGCGGATGTAGTACGTTATATCGGCCTTGAGAAGCTAATGATGATGCGGCAGCAAGCTAAAGAAGGCTTGATGCGTATGGATGAAATGGGCCAGATGAGTAATGCAGAAGAAGCTACCATCGAAGGTGAGCCACCTGCAGAGTACTTTGACATACCTGATAATATGGAAGTGCCGCAAGCAGCTCTTGTATTAGAGATGAATCAGGGTGGTGCTGTTAAGAAGGGCTACAAGTCATTTGACGAACTTATGGGCTTTGAAGGCGGCTCTACAGAACAGACTGGCTACGACATTGTAGAATATGTAAACGACCAGGGTCGAAAGATTCTGGTTGTAGAAGTTGACGGTGTACCTACAAATGAAGTGCCTTCGGGCTATACACGGGGTGAAGTGAGAACTGAAGATGGTGCTCCTGTAGACGCAAAGGAAGCAGAAGAAAAAGCACCAGCGGTACAACAACAACAACCACGAAGATCAGCACCCCTGCCCCAAAATGATGATGACGGACCACAAAGACCAGAGGACAAAGGTGGTTCTACTATTGTAACTGGTGGTTTTCATAATTCTAAACGAGGCACTATCGAAGGTGGTACTAAATGGTCAATGGAACGTGGCTTGGATGGCAGCGTCACATTAAACAATTCACAGTATGGTGAAGTCACTCTGTCACCTGAAGAAGCCGCTAATCTTCAATTAGGAAGTGGTACTGGCGGTATGAAAGGCAACCTCAAAGATGCTTTTTCTAATCCGTTTGGTAATAAGGAACGTCAGACAGGTATTCTATCTACAGGCGTAGCTGGTGATCCTGCAGCAGGAAATCAAGTACACAAAGCCTTAGTAGAGAGAGCAGAGTTCCAGAAAGCCGGTGAGGAGTTTGTAAAAGGCAACACACCTAAAAAAGGCTTAGGGGATACTGTCAAAGACTTTGTTATGGGTGGTGGTATTACAGGAGCTATAGTTGGCGCACTTAATCAAAAGCCTACCGAACTAGAAGGTAATATTGCTCAGATACTAGGTAAAACATCAGACCAATTTACAAAGGCAGACTTTGCAACGATTGGTATGGCGTTAGCAGGTAAATCAAATACGGCGTATGGTACTGCTCTAGGTACTGCCAGTGGTATTGACCAATCTAAATTTACAGAGCTTACCGCATTTATTGATGCTGTTTCAGGTAAAAATACAAGTATGATGTCTGGTCAGGTAGAGGCAGCTAAGAGCGGCAAAGTAAAAACAACGACTACTTCCAAGCCATCATCTACTTCTAATACAAACCCTGGTGGTATTGTGGCAGGAATGCGGTTCAATAACACAGCAAATCAACGTCAGGAAGATGATGATGATTACCAGGGCGGTGGCACAACCTTCAATTCTAATCAGATAAGCTTTGGCGCAGGTCGCACAGCAGACGATGACTATGATGATCTGGCTGATAGCAATGTGTTCGCTGATACAAACTGGAATAGCGGCGGCGATGATGACAACAACAATAATTCAGGCGGCGGCGTAGATTGGAGCAATCCATCTAATGATGCATTTGGTGGAAACACCATGATTGCTAAAGGTGGCTTGCTCAATAAGAAAAAGATTTCTTCACGTAAGAAGAAGAAGCGTAAAGGACTAGCTTCTAAAAAATAGTCCTATAATTGGCAACCTATCCCCCTGCACAGGCTACGGTAGCCCCAATTACGGAGTAAAGATATGGCTGAGCCAATCGCAATCAAAGAAGAAAAGAAAGTAAAGATACGTCCAATGATGTATCGAAACACGAAAAGCATTGAGGATGATGAAAAAGAGATACAAGATCTTGAAGCGCAGATTACTGAAGAGACTGATGCAGAGCACGAACAGGCAGAGCAAGCTATTCAAGAGCACGATGCGAACCTGACTGCAGAAGAGAAGACCTTCAAAAAGCGTTATGGCGACCTTCGCAGACATTCTCAAAAGCAAAAAGTAGAATTTGATAAGCAGATAGAAGAGCTGAAAGAGCAACTATCTGAAGTGTCTAAGCAGACTATGCAACTGCCAAAGTCAGAAGCAGACATAGATGCCTGGGCACAAGAGTATCCAGATGTAGCAGCTATAGTAGAAACTATTGCTATAAAGAAAGCTAAAGAGACAAACACACATCTGGAAGAAAGAATGAAGCAGATCGATGAGCTGCAGTCTGAAGCCAAACGTGACAAGGCTGAAGCAGAGCTGCTATCGATTCACCCAGACTTTGAGAACATCAGAGATGATGATGCGTTTCATGACTGGGCAGAACTACAGCCACGCTGGGTACAGCAAGCATTGTACGAAAATGACAACGATGCAAAGTCTGCTGCCCGTGCTATCGATCTGTACAAATCAGATATGGGCTTGACTAAGAGTGGTAAAAAGAAAGGTCGTCCAGCAGCAGAAGATGCGGCACGTGACGTTTCTGTACGCTCTAGTACTCAAGTACCAAAAGAAAAAGGTACAATCCGCGAATCTGAAGTAGCTAAAATGTCAGCACAACAGTATGAAAAGCTGAGTGAAGATATTGCCCTGGCTATTGAAGAAGGCAGATTTATCTACGATGTGTCTGGTAGTTAATAAATACTATTGACAAATCTATGTGTATAGTATATAACTATACATATTATAGGGTCATTAATTTGACCCTACTTTCCCCCCACATCAGTGGCTACGGATTTTCATGAAAATCAATAAGAAGCCCGACTACTTTAGAACACTCTGATAACGTCAGCCCCTAGCGCAAAGGAAACCTGACTAACACAGACCTCTGAACATGATGGGAAATTCTTGCAGGACAGTGCAACGGTTGCGCTGCCCTTTTGTGTATAACTAATCCATTAGGGAGATTAAGATGGCAGCAGGTACAAAAATTGCCTCCACCACCTCTGGTCTTTCTGGACAGTTTACCAATGCAAACTTCTCGCCAATCATTTTCAGCAAGAAGGCACAGGTAGCTTTTCGGAAGACCTCAGTAGTCGAAGACATTACTAACAATGACTACTTCGGCGAAATTTCAAACATTGGTGATTCAGTAAGAATTATCAAAGAACCAGACATCACAGTGAATGCCTATACCCGTGGTACAGACATTTCACAGCAAGCTCTGACTGATGCAGACTTCACCATGATCATCGACATGGCGAACTACTTCTCATTCAAGCTGGATGATCTGGAAGACGCTATCACACACATTAACTTCATGGAACTGGCAACAGACCGTGCAGCTTATAAGATTCGTGATAGCTATGACACAGACGTACTTCAGTATCTCTGTGGCTTTGACGGTGCAAACGCCCGTAGCACAACAGTGCGCGGTTCGAAGGCCGACAGCAACGCAGGTTCAGACGAACTTCTGGCAGCTAACAAGCTTGACATCACCGACTTCGGTGGTTCTGACTTGGGTGTAGCTGGTGAAGTAACATCTGTTCCAATCACAACCGGCAGCTCAACAGCAGGTAAGACTGACCCGCTTGAGCTAATCAATCGCATGAAGCGTATCCTTGATGCTGGCAACGTACCTACAGATGGACGTTGGTTGGTAGTAGACCCAGTATTCGTAGAGAAGCTAATGAACTCAGGTTCAAAGCTAATCAACAACGACTTTGCTGGTGCTCAAGATGCAGGCGACATGCTGCGTAACGGACGTATGTCTGGTATGCTGCGTGGCTTCCGCATGTACGTTTCAAACAATCTGCCAACAGTTGGTACAGGCCCAGGCACAGTTTTGTCTACTGGTTCTGAAACAAACTTTGGTGTGATTTGTGCCGGTCATGATTCTGCCGCTGCTACAGCCCAGCAGATCAACAAGACTGAAACATACCGTGACCCAGATTCATTTGCTGACATCGTACGTGGCTTGCACATGTACGGCACAAAGATTCTGCGTCCAGAAGCTCTGGTTACATGTAATTATAACCTGGGTGAATAATCTCAAGGGGAGAGCAGTTTACGCTGCTCTTCCCATTTTTATGGGTGTTTAGGTATGGCTACATTTATTGATATGACAAACGAGGTTCTTCGTAGGATTAACGAAGTACCTATTGACGTAAGTGACTTCAGCACGACACGTAACATCCAGGCGTTGGCTAAAGACGCTGTAAACAATTCTATTAGACATATATTACAGTCAGCACAGCAGTGGCCTTTTACCATTACTGTATATACACAGACCCTGGTGGTTGGTCAGGGAGAATATAACTTCCCTGCAGACCTTTCAGTCGTTGACTATGAAAGTTTTTACCTCAAGCCTAGCACCACTCTGAATACATCAGGCGGTGCTTTGGGCGTTTTAGACCACGATAATTATCTGCGTCACTACAGAGCTGCAGATGATCAGCGCACTGCAACAGACTATGCAGAACCAGATTATATCTTCAAGACACAGCAGCAGAAGTTTGGTGTAACCCCTACACCAGACAAAGCTTATGAGGTTGAGTTTAAGTATTGGGCTTTTCCCTCAGACTTAAGCTTAGCAATAGATACGCCCACTATACCTGACCGCTTTAAGCATGTGATAGTAGAAGGTGCAATGGTCTATCTGATGCGGTTCAGGTCTAACGAACAGTCTGCTGCTATGCACGAAAAGAAGTTTGAGGAAGGCATAGACACTATGCGTAGACTTTTGCAGCAACCAGTTGCATCAGTCACATCTACTGTAATTAGCAGAAATAACACATATGCAGTGAACCTCTAATGGCAGACAAACTACAAGTATACAAAGTATCGTGTAGAGGCGGTCTGGACACTAACAACGATGCGTTGACACAGTCAGCACAAGCACCAGGTAGCGCTATTCGTCTTCTAAACTATGAGCCATCTTTGAAGGGTGGCTATCAACGTATCAATGGCTTTACCCATAACTACGGTACAATAGAAGGCAAAGGGAATATACTAGGTCTGGCTGTGCTAGATGGCGTAGGTATAATAGGCGCAAGACGCTACCATGAGAGCGGCGACACAAATTACAATGCTGCAGACGATGGTAATTTTTTATACAAGTGGAATTCATCAACATCTTCTTGGGATTGTATAAATACGGTAAGCCGAATACTTACATCAGGTGTAAAGAAGGTAAGGTTTGCTAAGTATAACTGGACTGGTTCTACTGTTATAGGATGTGATGGTGAAGACTTTGCTTTTCGTTATCACATAAATAGTTCTGGTGTAGCGTCATATGCAGAGATAAGCGCATCCCCTGCCCCAGCTAAACCAAAGTTTGCTGCAGCATTTAAGAATAGATTATTTCTTGCGGGTAATAGTGGCGAAGAGTCTTTTCTATACTATTCAGCAGCCAATGATGACACAGACTTCACGGCTGCTAGTGGCGGCGGTGCAATCAATGTAGGCTTTCCTATAGTAGCCATTAAACCCTTTCGAGATGCTTTGTTTATCTTTGGCAAAACAAACATCAAGAAGCTCACAGGAAGCAGTACCAGTAATTTTGTTGTTCAGCCAGTTACTGACGATTTGGGTTGTGTTGCTAGTGATAGTGTTGTTGAGATAGGCGGTAGTCTACTCTTTCTAGGGCCAGATGGCATACGTCCTATTGCAGGTACAGATAAGATTGGTGACGTACAGCTAGAAACAGTATCAAAACGTATTCAGTCTCTGATTAAAAGCTACATCAATGACTTTACACTAGATGAATTCTCAAGTGTGGTTATTCGAGGTAAGTCACAGTTTAGATACTTTTTTGACAAAGACACTAGCTCTGGTGTTCTAGGCGGACTCAGAGAAAACCCACAGGGTGGTGGTATTGGCTACGAGTTCAGTACATTATTTGGTTTTGCCGTTACTGCTGCTGACAGTGGCTATCTTGGTAAAACCGAAACAACAGTTCATGGCGACACTGAAGGTAAAGTTTACGACCATGATTTGGGTGAAACACTTAACGGTGAAGCTATTGTATCCGTGTTTCAAACACCCTTTTTAGACTTCGGCGACACAGAGATTCGAAAGAACCTGCATCTAGTATCCTTGTTTCTGGATACAGTCGAAGCAACAGATATGACGTTTTCTCTTCTGTATGACTACGAAGACATTAACTCATTCAACCCAGCTAACTTTGAAATCAATGACCCAGGCATTGCAGCCACATACGGTCAATCTGTTTTTAACGGTACAGCACAGTTTGATGGAACAGGCTCACCCGTTATCAGAAAATATGTATCAGGGTCAGGAAGGTCAGTGTCACTAAGATTTGTGACCACAGCCTCACAAGCATCACATGCTATCCAAGGTTTTGTGATCACATTCGGTGTAGGAGATAAACGCTAATGGCAGGTTATACACGACAGAGTGCAGCGGACATTACCCCAGGCGCAACCGTCCGTGCTGCTCCCTTAAACAATGAACTTAACCAGGTACGTGATGCTTTCAGTACCACAACTGGGCATAAGCATGATGGTTCTTCTGCTGAAGGCCCAGTCATTGGTCTTATCGGTGATGCTGGTTCTTCTACACCAAAGAACAAGGTAGTCATTGATGGCACTAATGACAGAGTAAGTTTTTCTACAGATGTATCAGGTACATCTACTGAGCAAGTTCACATTGCTGATGGCAAGATAGAACCAGAAACAGATAACGATGTTGACTTAGGCTCAGCTTCTAAAGGCTTCAAGAATATATATGTCAATGGCATATCGAACCTTGGTGCAACTAACATGACAACCGTTGACATTGACGGTGGTACTATTGATGGTACGACTATAGGTGCAACAACTCCTGCCGCTGGTACATTCACAACCGGCACGTTTACAACTGCGGATATTAATGGTGGTAATATAGATGCTACCATTATCGGTGCGACAACCCCCGCTGCCGCAGACTTTACCAATCTTACAGCTACTGGCACGGTCAACTTCAATGGTGCAACTGTATCAAATGGCGGCACTGTAACTACCACAGACATCAATGGCGGTTCGATTGACGGAGTAACTATAGGTACTGCCTCTGCAGTCACAGACCTTCGTGTGGACAATCTAAAGGTAGATGGCAATACAGTATCTTCTACAAATACTAATGGTAATATCAATCTTACCCCAGATGGGACTGGTGAGGTTGTAATTGGTGCAGCAGATATAAATGGTGGTGCTATCGATGGCACACCTATCGGTGCTTCTGCCGCTTCTACTGGCGCATTCACTACTTTATCAACATCAGGTCAAGCCACACTGACTACAGTAGATATTAACGGTGGTACAATTGATGGTACAGTAATTGGTAGCACAACCGCTGCTGCAATCACAGGTACAACAATTACAGCTAACAGCGGCTTTACTGGTAATATCACTGGTAACGTAACAGGCAATGTAACAGGAAACGTAACAGGTAATATTACATCTAATTCAGGCACAACAGTACTTGAAAACCTTGTTGTAAATGGCACGGCGGATTTCACCACAACCAAGCTGGTAAATATTGTTGATCCAACATCTGCACAGGACGCAGCGACAAAGAACTATGTAGACACAGAAATATCTGCACTTGTGTCTTCTGCTCCTGCTGCTCTTGATACATTAGATGAACTGGCTGCGGCCCTGAATGATGACGCTAACTTTGCTACAACAATCAACAATAGTATAGCAACTAAGCTACCATTAGCTGGTGGCACAATGACTGGTGCTATTGCTATGGGTGGTAGTAAGATTACGGGTCTTGGCACACCTACATCAAACGGTGATGCGGCTACAAAAGCATACGTAGATTCAACAAGTGGAGCTAATCAGTCCGCACAGACTTCTGCCTCTAATGCAGCAACCTCAGCCACAAATGCTGCGAATTCCGCGACAGCAGCAGCTTCATCGGCTACTGCAGCAGCTACATCAGCCACAAATAGTGCGAATTCTGCGACAGCATCGGCAAGTTCTGCTGCAGCCGCCGCCACTTCATATGACGAATTTGATGACAGGTACTTAGGCAGCAAATCTTCAGCTCCAACAGTTGATAATGATGGGGATGCACTTATCATAGGTGCGCTTTATTTTGACACAACTTCAAATACTATGAGGGTATACAGTTCTGGTGGCTGGGTAGCCGCTGGTTCTTCTGTTAACGGCACAGCACAGCGTGAAAACTATGTAGTAGGAACAACCAAAGGAACTTACAGTGGCTCTACCACAGTATTTCCTGCTACATATGATAGTGGTTATATAGACGTATATCTAAATGGTATTAAGCTTATAGATGGTACAGACTTTACCGCCACAAATGGTTTATCCGTTACATTGAGCACTGCTGCAGCCACAGGTGACTTAATTGATATTGTAGCCTACGGTACATTTAACCTGGCTTCGTTCAACATAGGTGATGCACAGAATGTTTCAACAGTAGGCGTTACAAATGGTCAGGTACTAGCCTACAATAGCTCATCAAGCAACTTTGAGCCATCAGACGTTATTGCTGATGTGGTAGATGATACATCTCCACAGCTTGGCGGCAACTTGGATGTTAATGGAAACTCTATTGTTTCTACGTCCAATGGCGACATTGATATTGTGCCTAACGGAACAGGCAAGATTAATCTCGATGGCAATGGTACAGCTACTGGTGTGACTGTTAGTGATGGTCTGGTAGAGATGAGAACTGGTAACAGCTCACCTGCACAGATTGATATGTATTGTGAAGTTAGTAATCTCCATAAAGTATCTATCAAAGCACCCGCTCATGCTAACTATTCCGGCAACGTAAACTTTACCCTGCCACCTTCTAATGGAACGAACGGTCAGTTTCTACAGACTGATGGGTCAGGTAATCTATCATACGCAACAGTTAGCACCCCTACCCTCACCAGCTTAGGCTTGGATAACCATGACCAAGTATCTGTGAATGCATCTGGTGACATTGCTATGGGTACATCAGAGCTAAACTTCGGAACTAATGGCTGGTCTATGGAAATGAGCGGCACTGACTTGGTGTTTAAGTATAATGGCACTGCAAAGATTAAGTTTGCCTCTAACGGCGAAATCGTAACTGTTGATGACGTAACTGCGTTTGGAACAATCTAATGGCAATAGGTACTGGTACTGCAAGCATGAGTGATATTCGCACTGAATGGGGCAGAAGCGGCGCTATCAGCATGTCTGAAATGTACAGAGGTGGCTCTCACGTTTTGAGCAAAGCCTCTGACAACACAGGCACAAATGATGCGGCTGGTGTTCCTACCTCTGGCGTAATATCTATTGATGATTTTCGCGGTACTGCAAAAGGATTTACCTTTACCTATACATCTGGGGCAACAGACCAAAATGCTTCAACTATTTTTGGTGATGATTTCGATGTAAATTATCCGAAGAATATTGTGATTAACAGCGGCGTTGAGTTAGGCGCAACCAGCACAAGTGAAGAAGCATTAGAAGTTCCTTCTGGTGGTGCGGGTACAATTACTATTACTAACAATGGTACTCTTAGCGGCGCTGGTGGTGCGGTTGGTGCAGATGGTGGTGATGCTTTTGAAGCGGCTACTAATTGTACATTTATTAACAATGGTACTGTTCGTGCTGGCGGTGGTGGCGGTGGTATAGGCGGTAATGGTTCGTATTCATCTACTCAAACTTATGGTGGAATTTGCTGTAATGGCGCAAGTAGCGCCAACCAAGCCTGTGCCATTGCATATGGTAGTGGTGCTTATTGCTATCACAGCTGTGGGTTTAGTAGCGCGGGCGGTTGTAGAAAGAATGTAAGTGTGAGTACGAGTGGCGGTGCTGGTGGTATAGGCGCTGGCTACAACCAATCATCTGGTACTGGTAGCGCTGGCGGAACAAATGCTGGAACTGGCGGCAATGGAGGCGGGTTTGGCGCTTCAGGTTCAACAGGCGCTAACGGCAATAGTAGTAATGGCGCGGCAGGTGGTGCGGCTGGTAAATATCTTCGTGGTTCTTCTTTTGTTACATTTACAAATAATGGAACAGCGCAAGGTGGCACTGCATAGTGTCATGTGGTTGTAACAAGCAGATTGATGATGGTCGCAATACAATGTCAGCAGAAGAAAGGTACAATATCTGCAAATCATGTGAGTGGTTTCGCTCATCAATCAAGCAATGCAAGAAGTGTAGTTGCTTTATGCCAGCTAAAACAAAGTTAAAATTTTCTAGGTGTCCAATAAGGAAGTGGCAATGACAGCATATTCAATACCAGAGATAAATAATGGTGTAGCCAAAATTCAGTGGAGCGATGGTAGCTGGACATTCATTGAGTTAACTTCTGACATGACAGAAGCAGATCTTGATGATTTGGTACACATAAATATTCCACCTCATTTAAGAACTGGCACAGCCCCTTCTTTCTTGTCTGAGGGTGCTTCAAGAACTGCCGCACCTAAAGCGCCAGTAATTCCAGAGCCAGCTTGGTTATCGGCTCCTAAAGAAGCCTACGGTGATCTTGAAAGCCAGGTCGAATACATTACCGAAAAGGGTTTGTCTGCATGGCAAACCCATGTAGCTGAAATCAAAGCAGCTAACCCAAAGACGGAGTAAAGCATGACTAGAACACGTAATATAGCTGACCTACTTGAAAGTGATGGTGATGTAAAAACTACCCATCTCGATAACGCTATGACAGATGTAACAGATGATGCGACTCCGCAACTGTCTGGCAACTTAGACCTTAACAATAGAAACATTACAGGAACAGGCAACGTAAGCATAACTGGTTCTGTAACAGCCACATCATTCAGTGGTGATGGCTCATCACTCACTGGCATTTCTGGTGGTGCTAGTGCTGGCTTTGCGATCGCTATGGCGGTTGCTCTTTAATCTGGAGATAAACAATGGCACAAAACTTTAGGCGGTACACGCTTCATGACATTGGCACGACTGCTAAAGGTGTGCCAGGGGATAATACACCCTTTGACTCATATGACACAATCGTGGGCATACATGTGTCAAATGTCACTAACAACGCAATCAACGTAAATGTCTACATTAATGATGGAAGCAATGATATTTACCTTGTAAAAAATGCACCCATAGCGGCTGGTGGTGCTTTGCAGGTTCTCGATGGCGGAGCTAAATTTGTAGTACACAGTGGTGATAAGCTTTTAGTATCTAGCGACACTGCAACTTCTGCAGATGCGTGGATTTCTACAGTTGACGATATAAGCTCTTAGGGGTATAACTATGGGATATGTAGGCAACCAAACATCTAACAGCTACTCCTCAATGGACAAGCAAGTTATCACTGGTAACGGTGGTGCAAG